CAATGCTAACTACAAGAAGCTAAAAGATAAAGCACCTGTTGAAGCTATTGATGAGGATAAATCAATATTCATTGATATTGTTAATAATAGTACTGATCCTCAAGTTGATGAACTTCCATCATACTTAAAACAATATACTCACTTTGTAGATGTTAATTTATTTGGTTTATTTCCAAAACAGAATGATGCCCGTATAGCTGACGCTATAATGGAGTTATTCCGTAAAAACGAAAATTTAGATATTTTTAATAAGAAAGCATTATATATCTATGTTAAAGAAATGACTGAAGCATCAACACCTCAGATAACTAAAATTATTAAGCGACTAAAAATAATATATGTTACTAAGTATAATGAATACTATGAACATGGTCGTATAACTATGAAGATCTAACTCTTTCCATCTTCCATATTTATATAAAACACCAATATGGATTTTAATCAAGTTTTATTTAAAGATAAAACCTTTTCAAGCTTACTAGAAGATATATACAAAAACGCTAATCGCAAGGAAAAGGAAATTAAAGCATTAATCGATCAACTGAAACCTATGATACAGGAGCCAGGTGACGCGATGATGCTTGTTCCTTTATTGAAAGAATATATGGAATTAGCAATTAAAAATGATGACGCTTTAATTAAAATGGCGGGTATTGTTCAACGTGGTATGAATAATACTGGCGGGAATGATGATAGCGGTATGTTAAGTGAGCGTGACAAGGAATTATTGTTTCAAGAAATTAGTGGTATTAAAATAGAAGAGCCTAAACAATTAAGTAATGGGTAAGGAAAATACTATATCAACAGGTACAACTAAAAAGAATAATAGACAAGGACTATCAGTTAATTCTAATAGTTTAAATAATCTATTACCTTCATCTACTTATCAGTTTGGTTTAGTAATAGGTGTTAATCCTACAACTAAAGAAATAATTTATAACGCTATTGAAGATAATATAGCTGTTAATAAACAAGGTAAAGCTCTACCATTATATAAAAATAAAATACAATTGCCTGATATAGGATATGTTGTTCCATTATTAAGAGGACCAAGCACAGACATCAGTGTTAATGGTGGACAATATAGTAAAACTACTTATTACTTAGACCCTATAGGAATATGGCAAACAGTTGAAGAAAATAAAATTGAAAAATCTCCTTCAATGTCGCCTAATACTCCAACAGCTGATGTTAATAAATTAAATATTAAACTAGCTGAAATAGGTATAGTTAATAACTCAAACGGATAATAATATGGCTAATAATTATTTTTCAAAACAAAGTCCAACTGATATCTCTCTTCAATCAGAAGATGGAGGTGGGTTAACACTCACTAAAAATGGAAAATTTTTATTTGGGGCTAAGTTACAAGAAATAACTAATGAATTAAATGAAACATCATTTGATGGTGTTGTAGATATTAATCCTAATACTAATTCATCTTACATAGGTATAATGAATGCTGACAGTGAACCTGTTGATGTAGATATTCCTAATAGCAATCAATATTCATTATTTACTCCTCAAGATAATAATATTGTATTTACTAATCCACTACAAGATGAATGTGATGATGTATTTGATGCTGTATTAGTTGGAGGATTAGATGATACATCTAGAGGATATAAAACAATTAGTGATCAGTTAGAAATATTTAAAAAAGGATATGGAACTGATAAAAATGTAAAAGCATTTCCTTGGTCAACCCCTGTAGCGACAATTACTAGCTTTTTAAAAGACCATCCTAAAGTTCCAGTTATAATGTTTAGTAAAGGATGTGAATACGCTGATAAAATAGCTGCTGTTAAAGGTATAAATAAAAATAGAATATATATTGTTGAACCATGGGCTGTTGGAGCAGGAACAAAGAAAATAGTTCAAAATGCTGTGGCTAGTGGTGTCCCTCCAGAAAATGTTTATGTTGGTCCAAATACAAGTGTTGGTAAAGGAGTTATTAGTAATCCATCTGATACAAACTTCAAAGGAACAAGAACATCTCATTGGGACGCTCTTAAAATAGTTGGGGAAGTAATGAAAGAAAATATCAAATGTGGTAGCCAAGTGACTCCACCTCCTACTGTTACTATCACTCCAACACCCACCCCAGTAACAACTCCTCCTGTAACAGTTACAGTTCAAGAAGAAGAAGAATTATATGAAGCTAATTTCCTACCAGCCACTGAAAATGATGGATTTCAATTATTTGATAGTGGTTATGGAGATACTTGTTCAGAAGCAGCGGCAGCATCCTTAAAAGATACTTATCCATCAGTCATTACAACACTTTCTCTTTCAGGTGGTGGTCTTCCTCCTGACTTGACTACAGCTGACATAGTTAGAGATTTAAATCAATATATAAAATTTTCAAATCAAGCTTGGAATGATTGGACAAATGGTGTTATTAATCCTAATACAGTATTAGATTTAATAGCCATAGCTAAAGCTACACAATTAAAAATTTATGTAGGCACCGCTAGAAGTGGTCATTCATGTAAAACAACAAGTGGTAATATAAGTAGACATATGAAAGGAGAAGGTCTTGATTTACCTGGTTTCTATGATTTAACTGGTACTATAGCTCCTGCTGATAAACTCATTACTGATTCTAAAGCAAATGTAGCTGCTGACGGAACCCCAGATGTAGATTCTAAAACACCATATACTCCTGTATCATCTATTTTTAAAGCTTTAGCTGATAAATTTGTAGCTAGTGCTGTAACTCTTCCAAATGCTGGAAGAGGAGAAGGAGCTAATAAGAGAGGAGTCTTATGGTATTTTAATAATCGTAGTAAAGGAGGAAATCATTTTAATCATGTTCATTATAGTAATAATATACCTTACTCTGGATGGTTTATAAAAACAATTCCATCATCTTTCAACTGTGATTGTGATCAAATAAGAAATGCGAATTTAACTGCTCAAAATTGTAATTAACCGCTCAAAATTATATATAATGGCAACTAATGATATTAAAACATATAGTGGAGAACAGATAGTATTATCATCAGGACGTTTAGTTTTTAGCTCACGTTCTAATGATATATACTTTAATTCAAAACGTTATATTAATATATCAGCTGGTGATAAAGTAACTATTGATGTAGGTGCTATAGATAGTGATGATGAACAAAATATATTTTTAGTTAATGCTCCTAAAATGCAACTTGGATTAGATAGATATGGTGTTGTGGAACCAATAGTTAAAGGAGAGGAATTAGATACTGTGTTAAGTGATTTAATGGAGGCTTTAGCTGATTATAGCACAATGGTAGCCGCGACTGCTTTTACTCCTGACTTAGCTCAAACACCATCTAAGTTTTTAACAAGTAGACTTCAGGGTATAAAATCACAACTAGAAAACTTTAAATCAACTAAATCATTTACAATATAATGGCAACAGCGATTTTTCCAAATAATTTAAATCCAGCACAATTAGGAAATTTAGTTTCTGGAGCAGGAGGTGTAGTTGGTCAAACCGCCGCTCAAGCTGCTCAAAAATTATCTGACGCTAAAGCTAAAATTGATAAGGCTAAAGGTATAACTGATAAAGCTAAAAAAGAACTTGAAAAAGCTAAAAATGCTAGAAATTTTTTAAAAGAACAAACTAAATTAAGTCCCGCTGATTTAAAAAATATTTTAGCAGCTGCTGTTTTACCTATATTATCAAAATTCATTAATACTGAAAAAATAGTCAATGCTGTTATCAATAAAATAATTGATGAAGCTAAAAAAAAGTTAAGTAAATATGGTAAAGTTGAAGTTATAGGAGGTACTATATATTTTACACCAAGAAATGTAAATAGTGATTTTACAAAATATGTTACAAGTATCAAACAAAAGTTAGATACTATAAAAAAAACAATAGCTGAATTAAAAAAAATAGTTGACTCACTAATTACTATACTTAAAGTAATTAAAGCGGGATTAGTAGCTATTAAATTATATATAATTGTTTTAAAAGTACAATCTAAAAAACTAGCAGCAGCCGCAGTAGCTGAGTCTTTATCACCAACCCCAAACAAACCCGCTGCATCAGCTTATTTAGCTTTTAAAGAGACTACAGAACCATTAATAAAAGAATTAGAAAAAAAGGTAGATGATTATATGTTAATGGCTACTGCTGTTAGTTCTATATTAAATGTCTTTAAACGACTTATTGACAAATCAAAACAAAAATTAGATAACTTTAATATTGTAATTATCTTACCACCAACACCTAATAGTTCTATTTACCCAACTGAGGTAATTAGTGGATTATCAACTCCAAGTGAAAATAAAGACTCAATTGAAGTATATGAGGATATGAATGGTAAAGAATATATAATTAGAGTAGTAAATTTATCAAATGGTACATTACAAGCTATAGCTTATGATAGATTTAGTAATTTGCCAATCACAAAAACAGCTCCTAGCAGAATACGCGAAGCTGATGAATTAATTGATGAACTTAAACAAATACTAGGATAATAAAATATTTATAAACATGAAAGCCGATACATTTATTAAAATATTACGCAAGGTTATACGTGAAGAAGTACAAGCTGTTGTTAGGGAAGAGCTTGGATTAATGCTTGAGACACCAGAGCCTAAGCCAGTGGTGGCAGAGACCAAGAAAACCGCTGTAAAAAATTCCATGGTTGAATCTATAAAACCTGCCAAACCTACACAGCCTATTAATCCTCCATCATTTACTAATAATAGTATATTGAATGAGATGTTACAACAAACTGCACAACAAGGTGAATGGCGTTCAATAGCTGAAATGAATTCATCTGATGTTATGGGTGGATTTGGATCTGAACCAGTAGTAGTTAACAGTGTAAGTGAAATGTTCGCTAACACAAGACCAGCTAGTGACATTAATGCTGTTAGAATAGATACTGTACCTGATTTTACAGCGTTAATGAGTAAAATGAAACAAGAAGGACAAATATAATGTTAAGAAGACCCACATATAGTATTAATCCTGTAGATGTCGGACAAAAACGAGGTATAGGTATTAGTGTTGTTTTCAATAATGAGACTAGTGTATTTAATACAACCACAACTACTAAAGAACAAGTTAAATCAAACTTAATCAACTATATATTAACAGACAAAGGTGAGCGATTATTTAATCCTACTTTTGGTGGAAACTTAAGAGCATCTTTATTTGAACCAGACACAGCATTTGACAGTGTAGCTGCTAGATTAGAAAATGAAATATATGCTTATGTGCCTAATATTATTATTAGAGATATTTCAATTAAAAGATCATCAGATATAAATTATATAACCATATCATTATCTTATTCAATAAACAATCAAGATGATAATTTAGTGATAAATGTTTCAACACAAGATTTAACTCAATAATAAATGGCAAACGTACCTGATATAAAATATTTTGATAAAGACTTTAGTGTATTAAAGTCAGACTTAATTAACTACGCTAGAACATACTTCCAAAATAGCTATATGGACTTTAGTCCATCTGCTCCTGGTAATATGTTCATTGAAATGGCCGCTTATGTAGGTGATATTTTATCATTCTATACTGATACTCAGTTACAAGAAACATTATTATTATACGCTCAAGAAAGAAAAAATATAATTGCTTTAGCATACGCTTTAGGTTACAGACCCAAAATAACTAATGTTTCATCTGTTAATTTAAGTGTATACCAATTAATACCTTCAGAGGGTGCTCCTAACTATAGACCTGATTATAGATATACTTTAAAAGTAGAAAAAAATTCTTCTATTAAGTCTATATCAAACCCAAGCATAACTTTTATAACTCAAGACTCAGTTGATTTTGGTTTCTCATCATCATTTGACCCAACTGAAGTTACTATATATCAATACTTTACTAATACAACTAATCCTCAATATTATCTACTTAAAAAATCAGTGGAAGCTATTTCAGGACAAGTTAGAAGTACTGAATTTAGTTTTACTACTCCTCAACAATTTCAAAATATAACTATTAGTGATACTAATATTATACAGGTATTAAATGTAACTGATAGTGATAATAATACTTGGTATGAAGTACCATACTTAGCACAGGATACTGTATTTGATGAGTCATTAAATCTGCCTGTAAACGAACCTAACTACTATAATGATGATGATAGTGCTCGTTTCTTATTACGTCTTAAAAAAGTTGATAGACGCTTTGTTACTCGCTTTGATGACGATAATAATTTAATACTAGAATTTGGTAGTGGTATAACATCATCTCCAGACGAGGTAATTATCCCTAACCCAGACAATGTAGGTTTAGGTTTAGTAGATGGTGTTAGTAAAATGTTTATGGCTTATGATCCATCAAACTTCATGTATACTAATGAATATGGTGTAGCACCTTCAAATACAACTTTAACAATTACTTATTTAGTTGGTGGTGGTATTGAAGCCAACTTACCATCTGATGATATTGGTGTAGCTGAAACTGTAATAACATCAATCAATGATTATAATTTAAACTCTTCAATAGTTAACATAGTATCAGGATCTATAAGATTTAATAATGATCAACCTTCTTCAGGTGGTGGACCTGGTGAAACAACAGAACAAATTCGTTTACAAGCTTTAGCTAACTTCCCAACTCAAAATAGAAACGTTACTAAAGCTGACTATTTAGTTCGTACTTTATCTTTACCTGCTAAATTTGGTTATATAAGTAAGGCTTATGTAACACAAGATTATTTAGTAGCTAATGATACTGACAGACAAAACTTTATTAACAATAATCCATTAGCATTATCTATCTATATTTTAACAACTAATTTAGATGGTAAACTAATTAAAGCATCTAATGTTATTAAACAAAATTTAAAAACATACTTATCATACAATAAGATGATGAGTGACGCTGTTATTATTAAGGATGGTTACTATATTAATATTAAAGTTAATTTTGATATAACAGTACTACCAGCTTATAACTCACAAGAAGTATTAACTAAATGTATCAATACATTAAAAGATTATTTCAATATAGATAAATGGCAAATAAACCAACCTATTATATATTCAGATATATACAACATGATTGGAGCTATTCAAGGTGTTCAATCAGTTATTAAAGTAGATATTGTAAATTTAGCTGGTGGTAATTATTCTCCATATTCATATGATATTAAAGGCGCAACTAAACAAGGTGTTATTTATCCTTCTTTAGATCCATGTATTTTTGAAGTAAGATATCCTAATACTGATATTTATGGTCGTATTGTAACTTACTAAAAATTAAAATATGAATTTAGACAAATTAAAAGGACACATTCCTGACAAAGTAATTAGCCAAATTCCTGGAGTAATGGAAAAATTCCAAATCAACACTCCATTACGCTTAGCACACTTCTTAGCTCAATGTGGTCACGAATCAGGTGGATTTAGACTAACTAAAGAAAACTTAAACTATAGTGCTAAGGGTTTAACAGGCACTTTCAAAAAATATTTTCCAACTGAAGCAGCAGCCGCAGCATACGCTAGACAACCTGAAAAAATTGCCAACAAAGTGTATGGTAATAGAATGGGTAATGGTCCTGAATCATCTGGCGACGGCGCTAAATTCTGCGGTCGTGGTTATATCCAATTAACAGGTAAAGATAACTACACAGCATTTGGTAAATCTATTAATGAAGACTTAACAAAAGATCCAACATCAGTAGCCGACAAATATGCTTTATTATCAGCTGCTTGGTTCTTTAATAAAAATGGTTTACATAAAATGGCTGATGAAGGCGCTACTGACGCAGTTGTAACTAAAATTACTAAACGTGTTAACGGTGGTACTATTGGTTTAGCTGATCGTATTAAGCACTTCAAAGAATATCATCACTTACTAGCTTAATCTCTATAAACATCCCATATTTATACTAGAATAATACTAATATAAATGGGTGTTTACAAAATATTTCCTTCACAGGACACAACAATATACTCAGAGTACAATACTCTAAACGCTGGATTGGATTCTATCTTAGATTTATCTAAGAATGAGTCCAATCTGTATGCTTCATCATCAGTTGGTCGCGTATTAATTAAATTTGACAACACTGACATAGCTGATGCCGTTTCTAAATCAGGAACTAACTTTACCGCTTCATTAAAATTATACAATGCTAATGTTGATGGTATTCCAACTAATTTCAATATAGAAGTACATCCAATTTACCAAAGTTGGGATATGGGTACAGGTAGATTTTCAAATATTCCTATAACAACAGATGGGGCTAGTTGGGAATATAGAAACTCAAACCAAACATCAGCTTGGTCAATAACAGGTTTACCAACAGGCATAACATCATCTTTTTACACCCCAGCAAATGGTGGTGCTAACTGGTATACAGCTTCTGTCACTCAATCATTTAATTTCTTCTCAACTAAAGATATTGATGTTGATGTGACTCGATTTGTTGGGTGGTGGACAGGAAGTGTTATTAGTAATAACGGATTAATCATTATGAATAGTACCTCAGCATCAGCAACAGGTACAGGTTCATTTGAATTTGATCCTAATTATCAATACACATTTAATTTCTTCTCAAGAGACACTAATACAATTTATCCTCCTTGCTTGGAGTTTAAATGGGATGATAGTACATTTAGTACCGGTTCATCTGTGTTTATAACTGATGAACAAATAAACATAGCTGTATCAAATAATAAGAATATTTTTTATGATAATGAGTATGTGAAGTTTAGAGTATATGCTAGAGAAAAATATCCTCAACGTATATATGCTACTTCTACTCTTTATAAGTATAATAAATGCCTACCAGTTACTTCATACTATTCTATTATAGATTTGAATACCAACCTTAAAGTAGTTGATTTTGATAATGTAGCAACTAGATTAAGTATTGATGCCACTAGTAGTTTCTTTAGATTATATATGAATGGTTTAGAACCTGATCGTTATTATAAAATACAAATTAAGTCTATCATTGATGGTGGTACTTATATTTTTGATGATGATTATTATTTTAAAGTTTTACAAACAGTTGAATAATGGCTGAACAGCAAATACAGATACAAAAAACTATTTATAGTTTAGATAATTTTAATAATGTAGTTAACACTCAATTTTCTCAATTAGCTAAACAAAATCAAGCGATTGATAATGATGGTTTAACTCCTGATATGACTGTTGATCAATTTTTTAATGAATATGATATTCTATTTTTTGATATTCCTCCTACAGGATCAGAAAATTCACATCTAACTCTAGCGACTAGAAGTTTAGAATATATTGGATTATCTTTAGATGATTTACAAAATGAAATTTCATTATTAAGAGAAGAAAACATAGATCTAAAAAATCAAATTTTATTAGCTTCTCAAATTGAACTTGGAACACAAATATAATGAGTACAGAAATTAAAAAAATATTAAGCACTAATAATATCCTTACAGGATCAGCTTTTCCTCTGGTTTTGACAAGAGATATGGTTCGTAACTTTGGATCTCCTGAAGATTATGTAGAAATGCATCTATCAGATCCATCAGGTAAAGTTTCTTTTTCTATTGTTCCTTTTAAAGGATATAAAACACCAGGTAATTTCCAACCATCATCTTCTTTTACAATCCAGGAATTAATTTTTGATCCCGCTAAAGATTTAGAGGATTTAGGTATTAAGTTTGGTAATTATAATATTACTTATAATATTTTAAGACCTGTTATAGTTAAAAGTTTTAATCCAAGTCTATTCATTAAAGAAATATCTGGTGATAGAACTGAAATTAGATTATCAACTAATAACATTCCTGTTAGTGCTTTAACTCAAAATACAAATGAGTTTATTCAAACATTTTCTGGTACTCCTTATTTTAAAGAATTTTATTTAAACTTTGGTAAAAATAGATTAATACCAGCTATTAATGTAGCTTTAGATATAGGTGGTTCTACCACAACAATAACTGGTTCATTAAATAACCGAACAGTAACTTCAACATTATCAGGACCTCCAACTGTATTAATTAAATTATTAAATCCATTACCTGTAAATTATAAGGTAAATGATTTATTAACTGTTGTTGATGAAATTTCAAACCCACAAAAGTTTGAAGCTATAATCACCGTAGATCCTGTACCAACAGTATTCCCAACATTACGTAATGCTAATTTTGATTTAGATTTAGATAATTTAAGAGTAGGACCTACTCCATATTATAATTTCACTCAAGTAACTACTTTCCAAGGTACATTTGCTCCTCAATTACAGCAATTACTTGGTCAATTAAGCGCTTCTAATTTCGCTATTAATGTTGATTATACTGATTTTGAAGAATTTGTTCACTTCTCTTCTGCGGCTCGTAGATTAGAAGGATTCCAATATAAATTAACTCAAATTGAGGTAACATCTTCAATGAGTGCTTCCGCTGCTTTGAGTGTTTCTCCTACAGCACAACTAGATGCTACTAAGTATCAAAATTCAATAAATAAAGTAATTCAAAGTTTTGATGGTTGGGAACAGTATATGTACTATGAAAGTGAATCATATGCTTGGCCAAAACAAAACTCAACTAAACCTTATATTAACTACTCAGTTACATCATCTCAAGGTGTTAACTGGTATGCTAGTTATAATACTTCAGCTTCATTGTATGATGACAATAACCAAAACTATTTGTTATATGCAATGCCTGGCTATATAACTGAAAATACAGATAATGAATTAGTATTTCAGTTTGTAGCATCCTTAGGACAAATGTTTGATGACATTTGGATTCATATTAAAGCAATCTCAGACTTATATAAAGCTAAAAACTCATTAACTGAGGGTATATCTAAAGATTTAGTATACTTTGCTTTACAATCAATGGGTATTGATGTTTATACTAATGAAGATGGAACTAATGTATTCCAATATTTGTATGGTATAAATCCTGATGGTAGTTATCTACCAATAACTGGTTCATTTGACACTTTAGTAAGTGCCTCTCAATACCAGATGTCAGGACAAGACTTACAAAAAGGTATATACAAACGTATGTACCATAACTTACCTTTATTACTTAAATCTAAAGGTACTACTCGTTTTATACAATACTTAAATACTATATTTGGTGTTCCTGATACAGTAATGAGTTATCTTGAATATGGTGGTGTTGATAAAGTAACATCTTCATTTGAATATGAATATGATAGATTTACTTATGCTTTAAATGTTAGTGGCTCAAACACAGTTAGAATTCCTTGGACTTATACTTCACAAAGTGCAGTTAGAACAGGTAACACTGATATAGCTCCTAACGGTATTGAATTTAGATTTAAAGCTTACCCAACATCAAGTTTTGCTACTCAATCATTATTTTATAGCGGTTCAGATATTCAATTTAATTTATTGTATGCCGCGACAGCATCTAATAACTCAATATACTCAGGTAGTACAGGCCAATTTGGATATTTCCAATTTAAACTAGGTGGACTATCAGTTACATCTTCTACTATACCTGTTTATTATACAGGTTCAAATAGTGATTCTGATACTGATACAGATTGGTACACAGTATTAATTCAAAGAACCAATCCTAACTTAAGAATAGGACAAACAAGTACTTCTCAAACATATCAATTCTTTGTTAAGAGTAATGTGTGGGGAGAAATAGGGCATAAAACAAGTGCTAGTTTAACTACTAACACAGCTGCTTCTAACTCACTATGGTATAGTCAAGGTACTATGACATTTGGGGGTGGATCTTTTCCATTTAGTGGATCATTACAAGAATTAAGATTATGGTCTAATCATGTATCTGAATCAACTTTTGATTCTCATGTGTTAAATCCTGAATCAATTGAAGGTAATTTTACAACATCTTCATACTCAGATTTAACAGCTAGGTGGCCATTAGGAAATAACTTATACACTAGTAATCACAACTTAACAGCTAGTATTGCCTCTGTAGCTCCAGATCTAATAATTCAAGGATGGACAGCTTCATTTGCTAACTTTCCTAATCAAAATAATTACTATTCATTTACTGAAACATACTATGCTGATGTAGCTAACTCAGGTTTAGCTAATCCTGTAACTGATAAAATAAGAATATATAGTGGTAGTGCTTATGGTACTCAACTTTTACCAAATAAGAGTATTGAGATACAACCAACAATTCCTGTAACTAAGGATATTCATATACTTGATGCTAGTTTATCTCCACAAGATGAAATTGATAGAGCTATTATAGCAGCGTTTGGTTCTACTTATAATATGGATAGTATTATTGGTAATCCTGCTACAGGATCTTATCAACAAATTCAACCATTACAAGTTGACTTCTTTAAGAAATTTGTAAATAGATATGATTATAAAGATTTTATTCGTTTAATTTCATTCTTTCATAACTCATTATTTAGAACACTTAAAGATTTTACTCCTGCTAGAACTAATTTATCTACAGGTATTGTAATTAAACCTCACTTACTTGAAAGACCAGTAGTATATAGACCAGAACCTGAATTTACTTATTTAGAATTAAGTCAATCTATTGATACAGCTTTTATTACTGCCAGCAATGGTGGTAACTACAGCCAGTCAATTTATGGATACACTATACAAGGTAATTTAGGACCTGTATCTATGCTTTCAGATGCTAGAGATTTCTTTACAGGTGAGCTACCAAGTGCTTCTATTGAAGTGACTTACACTCAATCTAATCCATTTACTACTTATTTACCAACTAATACTAGTTCATACTCAGAATCAATATGGTATTATAATTATAATCCATTATTAAATAATGTTCCTAATTCTGTATTATCTCAGTATAGACAAAAAATAAATTACATAACTAGTGGAAGTAGATTAGTTCAAATATTAGAACCTGTAGAATTACAAGATTTTACTTATGAATATACTCGTCATATAAGACCAAGATATATTGGTTCTCAAGTGACAAGTACAGCTTATACTTTTTATAACAATAATGATTTTGATTTCTATAAAAGAGGTTTAGCACCATTTGGTGCTGGGGCTGCTATTGATAAGAATACTATTCAATACGCTTTCTTCTCTGAAATCAATTGTACAGGTTCATTCGCTATAGCAATGCCTGAACGTTCAAATGTATATTTAAAATATCTAATTGACGCATCAGGTTCCTTAGTAGAATTAACTCAACGTGATTATACAAATATTAAAAATAATCAATTCTGGAATTTATATCAAGTACAAAATATATTCCCATCAACTGATTATTATGGTTCTAACACAGGATCATTAAATATATCTTTATTTGATAATCAAAACCCATCAGGCCAAAAAGATTTAGATGGTAATCATAATATATTTGCTGGTGGATATAAATTTGTTCCAACATTATGGAGAGTAGCTGATACTCAACAAAGATATGCTTTACCAACAGGATATTCAGGCGATATTTACTTTATAAGAGGTAACTATAGAGAATCTGTTAATGTGAGACTTATAACTCACTATGGCTGGTTTGAAACAAGTTTTAGCGGATATGTTGAATATTGGCCTCCAAGTTCTCCAGGTTCTAGAACACCATTACCTTATGATGTGATAGTAACTCTTGAAATTAAAGTAATTTTTGGTAATTCAAGTTTTGTTGATGTATTAATACCCGCTGTAAATAAAAACGGTACTCCAAATTATCAAGGAACATTTAGATATGATAGAGGAGGCGCTGTTGGTTACAATGGATATAGTATTGTTAATGTTAGACCAGCAGCAGGTAATGCTCCAAACTTATTATTCTTTGTTGATGATTCTTCACCATCATTAATAGTAGATTCAACTGATAAGAGTATAGTGTCATGTTCCGCTGCTATGAGTACTTATTATAATGCTACTATGTTTATGTCATCTAGCACATTAACAGGTATTAACACAGTAGATCCAACACTTAAAATTTATAACACTTATTGCCCTCCAGATTATCCATTCCAGTTAACTCCTGGAGATGTAATTAGATTTGATTCAGGATCATCAGCTGTAGTTTCAACATTTAGAGATGTGAATGAATACACTATTCTTGAAGTTTATCCTTCAGGATCAAGTGTGGCATTTAAATTAGATAGACCTGTATTAAACATATTAACATCTAGTGCTACTCCATATAGAATACCTCGTTATGTATTCTCAAAGAGAGTACCTGATGAAACAAATGTGGTTATTAATCACTTAAAGAAACCTGGACAAACATCATCTGGTATTGTTAAAAGTCTTAATTTGAAATTAGACATAGATGATAACATAGCTAATGTTGTAAGTGAACTTAAGAGTAAAATATTTAGTACAGTTCTGGTTCCGTAATATATTTATATAAAACAACATATTTAAAATGGCGTATTTAAATAACCAATATGTAACAATTGACGCGGTTCTAACAAAGAAAGGCCGTGAATTGTTAGCACGTAATGATGGTTCATTCCAAATCACACAATTTGCTTTAGCTGATGATGAGATTGATTATACTTTATATAATCCTAATCACCCATCAGGTTCAGCTTTTTATGGCGAAGCTATTGAGGCAATGCCTTTATTAGAAGCTTTTGTAGATGAAACACAAATGATGAAGTACAAATTAGTAACTTTACCTCGTGGTACATCTAAACTACCAGTTCTTAACCTTGGATATGCGGCTGTATCATTACGTCAAGCAGCGGCTATCAATATTACTCCACAAACATTAAACTACTTAGGTGCTGTTTCAACATTTGAACCATCAGGTTACTTAATGACTGTGGGAGATTCAAGATTCTTAAGTACATTCACTGGTACAGGTATTGATACAACTGGATTAAATATAACTAACCCAACTCCAAATGCTAGCGGAGCTAGTCTATCAGCGAGTCAAATTGGTACATCATTTAGTTTAATTGCAACAACAATTAATACTCTATTCCCAACAAGTGCTGTAGCAGGTGCTTCAATATCAACTACAATAACTGTAACTGGTAGAGATAGTGGTGCTAGAATTACTATACCTTTAACTTTAATTAAAACCTAATTAACATATGTCTTTTGGAGCATACAACCCTGAAGATCAGGTCCTAAGTTCAGACGCGATAGTGTCACCAATGTGGAGCAACAATACTCTTCAATTAACCACTTTTTTTAGTTGGTCATTACAAGAGCAAAATACTCCTGCTGGTAAATTTTTCCTTAATGTTTATCAAGGAAATGTAGCTGCAACTCAATCACTTGAGTCTCAGTTCACTATTGCTTATGGTCACATTAGTGGATCAGGATCATCTTATTTTAATCCTTTAGTAGTTGATAAAACACCAACAAGAGATGTTTATGGTCAATTTAGATCATTAGTCTATGGAGATGAAAATTCATCATTCCAATTTGGCGGTTCAACTTTCACATCAAAAGACATTATTGTACTATCTGTAAACAGATCAAGATTTAAAGAATCTATCAATCCAGGTTCTTTCTTCTTACGTATTACAAGTGGCAGTGGTGGTAGTGCTAGATCAATTGGTTTAGTAGATGATTCAAGTGTAACAACTACTTCAACTTATATTGGTACATCTCGTGTTTATCAATTATTAAGTGGCTCTTATAACTCATCAACTCAAACAAACTTACCTTCATCTTCTAACTACACAGTTAGTGGATCTTATGGTATTATGATTCCTGATGAAGGATTAATCATATTAAATCCAAGAGCTTTAGCTTTACCAGCTGGTGCTTTAGGTGGTGTAGGTGCTGTATTTAATGAATTTAGCTCATCTCAAGCAGCTGCTTTCTTTAGTACAACAGCAACTTATAATATCAATAACAGAATGGTTTTTGATATGATTTCATCTAGTGTTGTATTAGCTCCTACTTTTAGTTTACAGAACTATGAAACAATCTCATCACGTTATTTCTTTACACGTGTTAAGAATGCTGAATTTAACTACACAACTAACCCAACTATAATTGATACTAATGGTAATTTATTATATACTCAATTAGTGTATAATCCTCAAACATTTATCACAACAGTTGGTTTATATAACAATACAGGTGATTTATTAGCAGTAGCTAAATTAAATAAACCTCTAGTTAAAGACTTTACCAAGGAATTATTATTAAAAGTTAAATTAGACTTCTAATGTTTCGCCCATGTCAGCAGATGTTTACAAGAGATTTAGTGTATCTGATACTTTCGTAGTACCATATACAGCGAATAAAAGCTGGGATATTTCATCCGGCTCATTTGCTGATCATAGAATTGTAGTCAACTTAGGAGTTAATTATAGTGGATCTATATTTGATCCTAATAGTGAATACATAACTAATGGTCAGTATGATAGATTGGTTTACAATTCTATCAATATGATTTATTATCCTAAGTTTTTACCATCAGCTTCATCTTTATATTTAATTGAAAGACAAAATACCACACTTAATGATGGTACTTTAACTACTCAGTCTTATAATAGAGGATTAGTTGATTTAGGTAATTTAGATACAGTTAAATTTTTCCCAACAGGAGCTAATGCTTCTATCTATGTTTTAAACATACCTAGATCTTTAACCAGTGAAAAAATATTACCTGGTACATTTGAAGTGTTTTTAAATAGTGCCTCTGTTGATTATAAATTTTATGATGACGGAAACTATAATTTATTTTATAGTGGAAGTCCTGTAGGTTCATCTATTGGAACTACTTTAGTAGCAGGTTCACAAGTAGGAAATATATTCTATGAACAGAATGTTGCTATAATTACTGTTGTACCTAATAGTATGAGAGCTACAGCTTGGAGAGGAGCTAATCCTTTCTGTGTTCAAGCATCTCCATCTGTAACACCTAGTGTGACTACTTCAGTAAGTATTACACCTAGTATTAGTGTGACACCTAGTGTGACACCAAGTGTTAGTGTAAGTCCAAGTATACCAAGCACACCAAGTGTGACTCCATCAACAAGTGCAACACCAAGTGTAACACCTAGTGTAACACCAACAATTAGTGTAACACCTTCAATAAGTACAACTCCTTCAATAAGTGTAACACCAACAATTAGTGTAACCCCATCAACAACACCTCCTACCTTATCAGGTAGTTTATATTTTGATGCTACAACTGGTGCAGGTGGTTATAGTGTCACAGCTATTGATGTGAATGGATCAACACCTACCTTAACAAGTGGAACTAATGTTCCGTTTAGTACTGATGGACATGGTTTTGCTACTAACCAAACTGGTAATAATGAAACTTTGAATATCTCAATAGGTGGATTTACATTGAATGGATGTATTCAAGTAACAGACAGTGGTGCAAATTATTATCAACAAAATGTGACTGGAAATGGAACTATTTCATTTACTGGTCTTGTAATAAATAATACTACAACAGTTCAGATTATTTTAGCAGATGGAGCTTGTTAAAAATATTTATAAAAAATGAGTAATACAGGATTTAAAGCATATACAGACCTAGAACAATACTATTTAGATAATGGTGTTGCTACTGGTGTGACTAAAACTAATAGTATTAGTGATCCTGATTATATAGCTCCATTTTTAGATTTAGCTTTTTGTCCATTACCATCAGCTAGCCCAAGTGTTACACCTACAATTAGTTTAACACCAAGTATTAGTATAAGTCCAAGTGTGACACCAACTGTTACACCTAGTGTGACACCAAGTATTAGTGTAAGTCCAAGTATACCAAGTACACCAAGTGTAACTCCAAGTGTGACTCCATCTATTTCTATATCTGCTACACCTAGTGTAACACCAACTGTAACACCAAGTATAACACCATCACCATCTGTTGGTTATGCTCCTAGAGTTATAGGAGCAAACGCAAGTACTCAACCTTGTACAGGAGGAAGTTGTGATGATTATTTAGGATGGGATATAACATTACTTGAACCTGTATTAGTTGATACAAATTATATTTTATCTATTGAATTATATCAATACAACATATACCAATACACATATCAAGCTTATGGTACAATTTTAGCGGGTCAAAGTTATAATAATAGTGATCCTTGTGCTGGAGGTGGTGCTTATGTAGGATGTAATTATGATGTAAATAGTGTTTGTGTTAATTATATTGATGCACCTGTAAATCCATCAACTTTTGCTTGTTAATTATGAATAGTAGAACATTAAATACAGGAATCACAAGAATAAAATTTCAAAACAGTCATACTGTTTATGAGAATTTTATTAAGTGTACTATTAAGGATTATGAATTTAATTTAAGTTATAATCCGTCTCTATTATCAGGTTCTCAAGCTGCTTTATTCCCATATAGTTCTTCAGTTGGTGGAGATGTATTTTTCAATCCAACAGGCTCAGAATATTTTGGTATATTAAAACCATTCACTACAGGTTCAGAATTTTCTCCATACACTAGTGAAATAGGATTATATAATGATGCTGGAGATTTATTAGCAGTAGCAAAATTAGCTTCACCAATGCCATTATCATCTAACACTGATATGACATTTTTAGTTAAATATGACACCCAATGGATTAATAAACCATACTTTACTCCTTCAGTGACACCATCAATGACTCCGTCACCATCATTTATACCTCCAACACCAACAGTTACACCTTCAGTTACACCTTCAATAAGTGTGACACCAAGTATTAGTGTGACACCTAGTGTAACACCTTCTGCTACAACTAGTATAAGTGTGACACCAAGTATTAGTGTGACACCTAGTGTAACACCTTCAATTAGTGTAACTCCAAGCACAACACCAAGTATTAGTGTGACACCTAGTGTGACACCTTCAACAACACCTCCTAGTAGTGTTTCTTTAATAGTATATGCTAAATATATAAACAGTGGTGGTACTTTAAGATATAAAATTAATAGTGGAACTTTCAATGAAATTCCTCTTACTTTATCATCAACTTGTGATTACTTATATACAATAACTGGATTAATACCTGGTGATACAGTGACATTTGATGTTGTTAGTGCGTATGCTATAGCTGGTTCTTCAACATCACCTTGTCCATCATCTGGATTTGGATGTACTTACAACTATGGCGCTGTGAGTGGTGGAACTAATAACGTATATATAACAGTAGATGGTTCTACTGCCTGTTAAAATATTTATATAAAATAATGTTATGAAATGGAAAGGACGAGAAGAAATCAATCCAGAAAAATATTTTGGATTTATTTACAAAATAACTAACAAAGAAACTGGTAAGTTTTATGTTGGTAAAAAGGTCTATTGGCATAATAAAAAGAAAAAACTCACTAAAAAACAACTCGCTGAGCTTCCACCCACACCAGGTCGCAAACCCACACATGAAGTAGTTCGTGTTGAAAGTGACTGGAAAACATATTGGGGTTCTAATAAACAATTGCTCACAGACATAAAACAATATGGAGAGGATAAATTTGAATGTTGGATATTTAAACAATGTCTAACTAAAAAACAACTCACATATTGGGAAATGCACTATCAATGTAAAGAAGAAGTGTTAATTAGTAGCAATAAATCTTACAATGATAATATATTAGGCAAGTTTTTTACTAAAGATTTGGTTTAGTAGATTATTTTAGCTATATTATTAGTTATGATTAATGCTGCCTTACTACATACTGTGAATAGCGTTCTAGGAAAGGGTAAAGAAACAAGTAGTAATAACTACGCTTATAAATGTCCTTTCTGTAACCATCATAAACCAAAACTCGAGGTGAACATGGTTCCTAACTTAAAAGGAGAAAATCCATGGCATTGTTGGGTATGTAACGCTAAAGGTAAAACACTAGTAGGTTTATTTAAAAAGATCAAAGTTACTTCTGACAAAATAGCTGAGTTAAAGTCAATACTTGGTTTCACTACAAAGGAAGAAGTAGTTCATGACAAGACAAAAGTTGAATTACCTAAAGAATATAAACCACTTACTAACCTCGCACGCACAGATATCGCTGCTAAACACGCTTTAATGTATTTAAAGAAACGAGGTATCAATAAGTCAGATATATTGAAGTATAATATAGGTTATTGTGAAGAAGGCAGGTATAACAACAGAATTATTATACCATCATATGATGCTAACGGTGAATTAAATTACTTCATAGCCAGAGATATTAATCCTGACTCAAAGAAAAAATATGATGCACCTAAATGCAATAAAAACGAATTAATAGGACTAGAATATTTTATTAATTGGGATGTACCTATCATATTATGTGAAGGTATATTTGATGCTATTGCTATTAAACGTAATGCAATACCATTATTAGGTAAATCAATACCAAAAGCACTAATGTTAAAATTAGTACAACCAAATGTAAAAACAGTATACGTATCTTTAGATAGGGACGCCTTAAAAGATGCTTTATCATACGCGGAACAACTTCTCAATTTAGGTAAAGACGTTTATTTGATTGACTTACAAGATAAAGACCCATCAGACATGGGTTTCGAAAAATTCACCAAATTAGTTCATGAAGCTGAGCAATTAACGCTTGGGCAACTAATTTATAAAAAACTAGAATTAGCATGAGTATAGATAAACACTCAAACATTATTCACGATCCTAAAATTAAAAGAATTGTAGAATATAGTCAAGATAACAAACAAGTAAATGTATTAGACCAACGTTTTTATAGACGAGATGGTAAATACTATCCATCTATCACCAGTATATTAAACTTTTTCCCTAAAAATCAGTTCTTTCATAACTGGCTTAAAGATGTAGGGCATAACTCAGATATTATCGCTTCAAAAGCAGCCGCTGAAGGTACTCAAGTACATAATGCATGTGAGGAACTTATGTTAGGTAAGGAAGTAACATGGATGAATGAAGATGGAAGAGTAAGTTATTCACTTGATGTGTGGAAAATGATTTTAAAGTTTGCTGATTTTTGGAAACAAACAAAACCAGAATTAATTGCAACTGAATATCATTTATTCTCAGACGAACATCAGTATGCTGGTACAACAGATATCATTTGTCGTATTGATGGTAAACTATGGTTGATAGATATTAAAACATCTAATTCAGTTCATACATCATACAACTTACAATTAGCCGCTTACGCGAAAGCATGGAATGAAACTCACAATGAACCTGTAGAAGGAATAGCTATTTTATGGTTAAAAGCAAATACACGTGGTGAGAAAAAAGATAAAGTACAAGGTAAAGGATGGGAACTAAAAATTATTGACAATATTGAAGATAATTTCAGTATGTTCCTTAAGATATATGATATCTACAAATTAGAAAATCCTGACGCTAAACCAAGTACAGAAACTCTACCTATCTCCATAAAAATCGAAGACTAGACTGACCGCGACTCTTGGCATATCTTTATTATATAATAAGAAATGAAAGATATGAACACACAAGAATTAATGAATAAAGTTTGTTTGACCGCGGAAGAGCATGAGTTTTTAACCACAACTAATCCAGAATGGGTTAAGCAGTTTTTATTTCATAATACATGGAATAACACGTATTTAAATTTAGACGTATATAGTGAGGCTGACCATGAAAAACGTCAATTTGAAATGGAACGTGGTTATTAAGATTGATTGACCGCGGTTATTTCACTAAATTTATTATATAATAAGAAATAAAAGTTATGATAAACGAACAATTAGTACAAGAAGCGGTGGATTTATTTAATGAGACAAAGATCATGGATACTTTAGATGTCAATAATGACTATGAGGCTAAATTATTCAATAAGTTATATGATAAAGAGTGTCAACTCTATGTATTATTTGGTCGTATGACTGAGGATGATGCAAATGAATATAGAATCGCAGTTAAATATATTAAATAAAAGTTATGAAAGTAATTGATGTAGAAGCACCTATCTACCCGCGTAAAGCATATGTGGTAGAAGTTAATGAACAAGAATACTTGAATTTTACTGAAGGTATTGAAGTATTACCTGCTCAATATTATGAAAGTGATAACGGCAATAAATTCTTCTTCAAAAAATACCACCCAGACGGAACTCCAGGTTGGAAAGGTGGTGGATATGAATGTACTGATACTACAGGTGCTAGTAGAGCATTTCACACTGACTCATTAATTATACATCCTAGATACTTTAAACGTAAAGCCAAAGCTGAAAAAATACGTACAAGTAAAGGTACAGGTAAGCGTGGTCGTCCAAAAATGGATCCATCACTTAAAAAAGAACCTACTGTATATGTTAAAACTGGTGGTAAACGTGGCCGTCCAAAAATGGACCCAACATTAAAGAAATCAACAGTGTACGTTAAGACTGGCGGAAAACGTGGACGCCCAAGGAAGGATAGTTAATATTTATCGGTATGAAGATTAGAATTAAAGAAGCGCGACAAACGCCACAGGCAATATTCATGGCGGGCCCAGCAGGTGCTGGTAAGTCATTTATCGCCAAATCTTTACCACTATCTAAATTCCAAGTAATAAATGTTGACGATACTTATGAAGAATTGCTTAAGGCATCTGGTTTAGGCATGAAACAAAAGGATTTTGATCCTGAACAATTGTCACAAGCTGGTAAATTAATGGCTCAAGCCCAAAAATCAACTAAGGAAAAATACGCCAAAGCACTTGAAAATTTAAACGACATTATTATTGATGGAACAGGTGCGGCATCTAAACCATTACTCAAGAAAAAGGCAGAATTAGAGGCTTTAGGGTATGAAACAATGATGGTAATGATATATGTTTCTCCAATAACATCACTTGAACGTAATGCTAATAGAGAACGCTCATTAATGCCAGGTATTGTTTTAAGAACATGGAGAGATATTAATAGTAATATTGAAACATATGAGCAAGCATTTGGTGACAATTTAGTTGTCATAAATAATGATCCTAAAGACGCTGATAAAAGTTTTGACCCACAAGAAATAAAACGTAGATTTTTTGACACATCAAAAGCTAAAGGTAAACCAAAAACACCTGAAGAAATAGAAAAGGCAAAAGCTGATATTGCTCAATTAAATAAAGATATTGAGTTAGCAATTCAACAACAACCAAAATTCACACCCGCTGCTACAACGGTTGCTAAAATAAAGGCATTCATTAAATGATAGATTTAAATACTATATTAAGCGAACTAAACGACGACCAAACTAACCCTTCAGCTGTTGCTTATTATCCAGGTGGATTCAAACCACCACATGAAGGACATTATGAGGCAGCTAAAGATTTAGCTTCACGTCCTAATATATCTAAAGTAATTATTTTAGTAGGACAAAAAGAACGTGATGGTATTACTTCTAAAATGAGTAAGCAAATATGGGATTTATATCTCGCTGCTGCTCCAATAGCTAAAGTATCAGTTGAAATGTCTAAAGATCCATCTCCAATTAAAGATATTTTTGGAATAATGGATAATAATTTAGAAATGAAGGCATATGTTGCTGGTGCTAAGGAAGAAGTTGAAGATCAAGGATATTTTTCTTCATTACAAAAAGCATTTGGTAATAGAGTAATGCCTATATCTATTGAGGAAAAAATAGTTAGCCAAGGTAAACGTCTATCAGGTACTCAAGTTCGCCAATTAATAGATACTGTTAAAGCATCAGTTTTAAAATTAAGATCTATTAAAGATAAAAATTCAAATGAATACTCAAAGGCTAGAAATGAGTATTTAAATAATATAAAAATACTTGAAGGTTGCTTCCCAGAAGCAGTTATTCAAAAAGGACAATTTGAAGCAATAATGAGAATACTAGGTATTCCTGTTTTAGATGCTGACCAATTACAAGAAAATCAAGAAGACGGAAACATAATTATAAGAGTACCTTATAAATTAACACCTAAAATTGAGAACTATCTTAATACAATGTTAGTTCCATTTGAATACTCACAACAAGCATTTGGTGGACAAGAACGTCGTATGTTAATACCTAATTTAAGTGATGATCCATATCAACGTGAGAAAATACTTAATTGGTTATCTAAAAAAGGTATAGCTATTAACGTAGAAGAAGATCTATTCACTATTAAATGGTGGAAATCAACATTAGAAGAAACATTAACTGAGCCTCAAGAAGCATCAGATAATGTTATAGCTGACTTTATTGATTTTGCTGCTAAAGCACTTGACTTACAACAAGTACCTAAAATTACTTTTAGTGATGATCAAGAATTAGCTAAAAACATGCATTCATTAGGTGCTTATAATCCTAAAAGTGATGAATTATTAGTTGTTAAAGGACCAAGACTAACAGCTGACATTTTACGTACATTAGCTCATGAATTAGTACATCGTAAACAAGATGAATTAAATCCATTAAGTAAAGAAGATGGGGCTACTGGTTCACCAATTGAAAATGAAGCTAATGCTGCTGCTGGTGTGTTATTAAGACAATTTGGTAAATACAGACCAGAAATATTTGAAGAAGACGCTAAAGAAAAAGCTGATTATAAGATATATTGTGATATGGATGGTGTTATTGTTGATTTTGATAAAGGATATAAAGAATTAACAGGTAGAGAAGCTAGCTTTGACACACCTAAAGAAGAATTTTGGGCTCCTATTCAAAAAGCAGGCGCCTCATTTTGGATTAAATTACAATGGATGCCTGATGGAAAAAAATTATGGGAATTTATTAAACCATACAATCCAGATTTACTATCAGCTCCATCAAGAGACGAATCATCTAAGATAGGTAAGTTTGTATGGGTGAAAAGAAATGTTCCTGGTACTAAACTTATATTACGTCAAGCAGAACGTAAACAAGAATTCGCAACACCAAACTCTATCTTAATTGATGATAGAGCTGATAATATACAACGTTGGAAAGACGCTGGTGGTATTGGAATTGTCCATACATCAGCAGCCGACACAATACAACAATTGAAAGATTTAGGTTTATGAGTGATACAAATTTAAAAAAAGAGTTTTCGAAACGTGATGTACAAAGAATGAGGAATATCATCACAGGTAATGCTGGTGGTTCTACAGGTGTACAAGTAGGTTATAGTAAACAATCTCAAGATTATACAGAAGGTGACATTTGGGAAGAAAATGGTAAACAATGGACCATTAAAAATGGTATTAAACAAACTGTAACTAAGTTTGATAGACTTAAAAAAATGTTTATCATACCTATTGCATGTCCTGAATGTAATAAACCAATGAAGAATGATGACATTAGTAAAAAGATGTGGTCAATTCATCATAAATGCTTTGATTGTGTTTTAGAAATGGAAGCTAAAATGAAATTAGAAGGTAAATGGGATGAATACCAGTCACAAATGATGAATTCTAATAAAAACGCTATGGTTGATGATTTTGAGAAAGCCATTGAAGATTTTTATGCTAGCCAAAGCGAATCATATATGACTGAACAAGGCGATGTAGAACATTGGGGAGGTGGTAAGATCAATGAGGAAGAAATTAAAAATGTTAAAGAATACATTAAGAAATTGCGCGAAGCACAAGTATAGAGATATTTATACCCATGAATCAAGACAATATCTATACAGTTTTAATGACAGCAGTTACAGTTTTAGGTAGTGCTGCCGCGTTTCGATTCTATGAAAAAAAATCAATGCGTAAAGAACGTGATGAAGAATTTATTCGTCATGACTGTAAAGATAGAATATCAAAACTAGAAGCATTACTAGTTGAATCCGCTCGTGAAAAAGATGAGTTGCGTAAAATGATATTAGAACTCACTAGAGAAGTAGCTACACTTCGTACTAAAGTTGAATTTTTCGAGAAAGGTAAAATATAACTTACTTATTATTGCTCCTGAATATATTTATATAGGATAAAATCTATATAATTATGCCCTATACTCGTAAAGGTAATTGCGTATACAAAGAAACTGGCAAGAAAATGGGCTGCTCTAAAGACGCAGCCGCTGCTGAAAAATACATGAAGGCGTTATACGCCGCTGAATCCGGAAATCTTAAAGAAGGATTTGAACCAGAAACAATTGATCCAAACCAACCAGAATTAGCAGTGACTATTGAGTTACCTAACCCAACACAAGCTATGGCTTCTTTTGTCTCAACTTTTTTTGCTTCTCGCACACAATCTCATATATTCCATTTACAAGTTAAAGGACCAGGTGCTTTTGCTGCTCATACAGCATTACAAGCATATTATGAAGGTATCATTCCATTAATTGATGGTTTAGTTGAATCATTTCAAGGTCGCTATGGTATCATTACTGGTTATAAGTGTGAAGGACAGTGGATTGAAAATCCAACTGATGCTATAAAATATTTTGAAGCTTTATGTATGTACATTGAGAAAAACCGTCAAATGTTACCTCAAGATTCATACATTCAAAACCAAATTGATACATTTGTTGAATTAGTTGAATCAACTAAATACAAATTAGTAAACTTACAATAATGAAAATTCGCATAGTTAAAGAGGAAGAGGATTTTACACCAATTGAAGATCCTAAAGAACCAAAACCTGCTGCTAAACAATTTCAAATATTAGCATCAATGATCACTAACACTAAAGTTAATGACCAAACAAATATACTATCAGCTATGCGTGCATTACCAGGCGTTACTATTGTAAATTCACAAGCAGCTGTTCCAGGTTCTAACTCAGAAGGACAATTACGTTACAAAACAAATGTTGATATTAAAATTGACACTTCAGCTATTGAAGGTGATGTAAAAGAAGGTATTAAGAAAATTGTTGAAGATATCAAGAATATTGAAGGTGTTGTTGAATTTAAATTATTACCAAAAGCAAAAGAAACAACTCCATACTAATGAATAAGGTGCAATTAAAAGAACATATTGAGAGAATCATTAGTTATGTGGGCCAAGAATATAACCATGGCCCTAAACTTATAATGAATGAAAGTAAAAATCCAATTTTTATTTCTGAAGGTTTATTTTACCACATTGAGAATAATCTTCCAATTAACGAATCTATATACCGTCCTCAATCCATGATGTTTTTAAAACTATTTGTTGAGGCGAGAAATTTATATGAATCTAAGCGCTTACAATTATGTGAAGCAGACCAATACTATTTTGATAATACTGATATTGGAACATTTGGTGAGTATAATGGTATTAAAGTACCACTAGACTTACCCCTGACCGAGGAATTCTTGATTGAAACATTAGAAGAAGCAGATAAGAAAAAGAAAACACCCCCAATTGGAAAACCAAAACGTGGTGGTTCTAAAAAATTCTATGTATATGTTAGAGATAAAGGCAAAGTAAAAAAAGTATCATTTGGTATGGCAGGTGGTGGCTTAAGAGCCAAACTAAACAATCCAAAAGCTAGACAAGCATTTTCTAATCGTCATAATTGCCCTCAGAAAAAAGATAGAACTAAAGCTTCATATTGGAGCTGTCGTTTACCTCGTTATGCAAAACTATTAGGATTTAAAACAACATTTAGCGGATACTGGTAATGATTAGTCTAATAAAAATATTAAAAGAAGGTAAAATTGAATATCCTGCTGACCATCAGCCAGGTATGCGTGTGACTAAAGGTGGTTCAATGTGTGCTAATTGTGAATATTGGATCGCTGATGGTAATAAATGTAATAACAAATATTGGCTTCAATGGAATAATAATGATGAACAAGTCCCATACCCAGCAGATGAATACTGTTGTAATTGGTGGCATGAAAAATAAATAATATGAGTCAACCTTATGTAGACTTAGTTGTGACAGATGAATATGTGATTAGGGAATTTGATGAAAACATTGATCCTATAGAATTAATGTGGCATCGAGATGATGAAAATAGGCTGGTAGAAGCTATAGAACCAACAGATTGGTTAGTACAGCTTGATAACCAGCTACCAATGTCTATGGATAAACCAATATTTATCCCCAGACATGCGTGGCATAGAACAATAAAAGGAACAGGAAAATTAAAGATTAAAATATATAAATCATGAAAAAATCTGAATTAAAACAATTAATCAGAGAAGCAATTGAAGAAGTAAAACCTAAAGTTGAAGAAGCTAAGGAAGACTTCGCTCCAGAAATTGATGAAATTGGTTCATTCTGGGTAGTTGAAAAACCATCTACTAGTGCTACTTTAGATGATATCTGCTTTGAGTGCGAAAATATCGCTTACTTAATCAACCAAGTTCGTGGTGGTTTAAGTGAAAAAGATATTAAAGGTGTATTCTTTAAAGAAGCTAAAGCTAAAAAATTAGCTGAAAAATTGTTAGCTGATCGTGATAAGAAAAAAGACGAAGTGAAACAAGCAGCTGAAGCTTACAAGAAAATGAAAGAAGAAACTTTAGCTAAAGTACAAGAGTACATGAAAAACAAAAAAGCTACTAAAGATGTAGTTGATGAGTTAAAAGACTTAACTGATAAATAATGAAACGCTCTGAATTAAAAAATATTATTAAAGAGTTAGTTGAAGCATCATATGTAGATTCATCCTCAACTGAGATAGGTAAAACCAAAATTGACCCCCAGACTGGAGTTAAGTCAACATTAAAAAGTATTGATCCTGAGACAGGTAAATTTTCTTGGGATGTTGAATATGATGTTGACCCTAAATTCTTATATGATAAATTAGATCAATTAGTTGATTATTTAAGAAAAGCTCCTAAAGACTCTGAATTAGCTCAGTATAGAGATATACTTAAGAATTTAAAGAACAGAACTGCTAGAGTAATAAATCAAAGTAAATAATGAAGATTAGAATTAAAGAAGATGAAGTATCAAGTGCTGTGTCACAAATAAAGACTCAAATGAGTGCTTTTATGGGTGGTATGGAAGATGCTATTGAAGATAAAAGCAAAAGTCAAAAAGAAAGTGCTACTCTTACAACAGCTAGTGTTCTGTTAGCATTACCTGCTATATTAGGTTTAATAGCTCGTTTAGGTAAATCAGTTAGTTCAATTATTAAAAGAACTATTGGTACTGCTTCTCAAAATCAATCAGATTCTGAAAAATACTTCCAACAAATGGGTCGTATAGCTGATGAATTACATCATCTGTATATTAAACCAATTGAATTAATAGTTAAACGTTTTGTTAAAGACGAAAATAAAGCTAAAAAAGTGGCTGCTGGAATATTCCATGTTATTGTTGCTGTTATGATGATAGCATCAGGAGTAACAGCTGTTAAAGCGTTACAAGCAAAAGAAATTTCATTAGCTTCATTAGAAACAGCATTATCAGCTGTTAAAGGTGGTGAAGTAAAACAATATATAACTAAATTATTAGCGTAATGATTCGTTTAACAGATATATTAATTGAATCGCTTCTTGAACAGAAAAAAGATCGTTGCCATCGCATAGCTGATAGACGCTATGATAAACCATCTGCTTATAAATCAGGTGCTATTGTTAGATGTCGTCAAGGTAAAATTTGGAAAGATCTTAAAGAAGATGAATCATTACATAAATGGTTTAAACGTTCTGGCCCTAAAGGTAAAGAAACTGGTTGGGTAGATTGTAATGCTCCTGACGGAAAAGGCGGATATAAAGCCTGTGGACGAAAAGAAGGTGAAAAAAGATCAAAATATCCTGCTTGTAGACCAACACCTGCTGGATGTAAGAAAAAAGGTAAAGGTAAAACTTGGGGAAAAACAAAATAAATAAAAATATGCAAGACAATTTTAATATACACAACTGGCGTTTAAATAAAGCTGTAGAAGCTTTAGATCCAGTAGGCAAAGAAGATTCTGATATTGATAATGATGGTGATGTAGATAAAACAGATAAGTATCTTAATAAACGTAGAGATGCTATTGAAAAAGCAACCCAAAAAGAAGGTACTGGTGAAGACCATGAAGTATCAATGGCTCAAAATAGCTTACAAGCCATTATTAGCTCAGCTTCTCAACTAATGAATAAATTAGGAGATAATGAACGCAACATTCCAGGTTGGATTCAAGATCATATTGCTAAATCAGAAAACTACATTGAGCAAGCTAATCAAAGCTTCCATGAATTAGAACCAGCAGTTAATGATATGGATACTGATACAATGGATGAAGCTATGTTCACATCAGCTAACTCTAATAACCCAGAAGGTGATAAATTAGTGTTACGTTTCTTACAAGGTATTGCTAAGAAATTTGACTACCCAGTATATCAAGCTGCTTTATTTGTTAAAGATAGAATTAAAAAATTAGGCTATTAATCTAATGAAAAAAATTAAAATTATAAGATCTCGTCCTCTTAAAGAAGTAGATGATGAAGTAGTTGATCAGGCTTTAACAAATAATAAACCTGAAGAACTTACTTATGAGTCTAATCCTTTAGAGTTTATTTTACAAAAATATCCTTCATTAACAGAGACTTTAGTTGAGTTATTGACTGAAGACTTTAGAGATTATCTTAATGGTATCTATATAATGGCTCCTAAGCCAACAGTATTTAAGGTTGTTTTACATAATAATCAATATTTCTATCTAACATGGATGGGTAAAACTTATGAAGCTAAAGTAAGTGGTAAAAAATACTGGTTATCAAGTATAGGTGAATTAGAAAGAGCAACTATTGAAATAGCTAACCTATTAATGTTAGGAGCAGCTCCTTCAACTCAAGGACCTGAAGCAGAAATGACTTCTGCTCCAGAAGAAACACCTGAAGAGACACCTGAAGAAACACCTGAGGAAACACCAGAAGAAGAAGCACCTGAAGAAATACAAGAATCAAAAAAAAAGTTTCTATTAAATTTACTAGAAAACATAGTTACTGAGTTAACTATATCTCCTGATTACCAAACAAAAAAAGGACCTAATCCTTATTATACTATCACACCTGAAGCTGAGTCTAATGTTAAAAAAGCTTTAAAAGGTAAAGCAGATACTAGTAATTTACTTTTCAAAAATGTAGAAAAACCAGGTACTCTAATTTACCAAGAAAAAGGAAATAATTATTTCCAAATAATGAATTTAATTGATGGTAAAGCTAAAGCTACAAAATACTATATAGCCTTATCTAAATCATCAGTGACAGGACATTATGGAGAATCAAGTAAAGGATCTGGTGGTGGTGCTGAACAAACAGCAGTTCAAGAATCTGCTCAATGTTTAGTTAATGCTATTCGTTATAATAAAGGAAAAGATATAACACCTAAAGATTTAACAGCGACTAATATTAAATCTGCTTCAAAACGTACAAATACATCTTCATCACTTGAAGAAATGGTAACATTCCTTAAAGATAATCCAGATTGGCAAGTAACAGCTTCTAGCACAGCTAATGCTTTAGCTAAACAATATCCTAGCAACTTTACCTTTTATAGACAATCAGGTATTGTTCCTAGAATAGAAGCTGCGGCTAAAATAGCACTTAAAAATGCTGGAGTAGATGCAAACATAAATAAATGGAATCCAGCTGATATGTGGATGGCTACTGATGAAGTTAAGGATATTGAATTTCCTACTAATTTAGAACAATTAAATGCGTTGATAGCTAAACTATTTAACGCTAAAAAATTAATTGGAGTATCATTAAAAAAATGTAGCGCTTGTAAAGTTGAAGTTTATAATAATCCAAAAGTAGCAAAATCAACTACTAAATTTGATAAAATAGAACCTATAGACAAAAATATATTTGCTACTAAAGATATCTATTTAAGTTTTGAAGGTGGTAAAGTACAATTTAGAAATTTCAATGACATAACTAGCTGGCAAGGAGAAATTAAAGGTAAAGAAGCATCAGGTGGTAAAATAGGACAAGGAATTGTTAGTTCCATCTTAAAAAGTTTAGGACAACCTGGTTTATCTAACCAAAAAGAAATATTAACATCTTGTCAAAAACCAGACGCTGGTTTTATAAGTAATTTTTATAAATTATATAACAATACTAAATCATTATCTAAAGTAAGTACTGAAGAATTTACTAATAACTTTAAAAAAGCACCATTAGGTAATAGAACAAGTAATTATTTTAATGTTGAATTTTTAAACCAATTTGGTAAATTAAGTAGTGACAATAAAGATAAATTTATAAGTGAATTAGTTGGATATGCTAAATCAAGTTCTAGCTTCTCATCTATATTCGCTAAAGTATCATAATATTTATAATATATAGTAAAACAATATGAAAAAACAACTAAACGAAATTAAAAGAATGCAGCAATTAGCTGGAATTTTAGTTGAAAATGAAGAAGTAAACGAACCTATAGTTTGGAATTGGGATAAAGCTAGAAGTACATCAGAAGATGATGAGGGAGTTGTTTATAAAGTTTGGGGGCAAGGTGAATTATATAATTATTATGGTAAATTTGAATTATTTAATTCTGATAATGGTGATTATAGAGATATTAAAGATGAAAATGATAGAAAAGAGGGAAATTTTATATACGCTTCAAAATATACAAAAGATACAGATGAGTTAGTAGGTGAATTAGATCCTGAAGATATATCTTTATAACATATAGACAGATTCATAGCCTGTCGACTTAAAAAAATTATGCAGCTGTGGCGCACCCAAAAGGTGTGCCATTCTCTATTTGACCTATATAAATAAATTATATTTAGTTATTATGAATATATTTTACATCCACCCTGATCCAAAAGTAGCTGCTAAGCAGTTAGTAGATGATCATATCCGCAAGATGCAAATTGAGTCTGCTCAAATGTTATGTACAACATTTCATCATTATGGAATAGAAGCTCCATACAAGAAAGCTCATTATAACCACCCATCAACAAAGTGGGTTCGTGAGTCAATGAATCATGTTAAATGGTTACTTGAACATGGTTTAGAGATATGTGATGAGTTTGTTGTTAGATATGGTAAGTCACATGCAACAGAAAAAGTTTTGCTATGGGTAAAAGATAACTTATCTTTATTAGAAGGTAAAATTCCAAATAGTGAATTTATACCTCCACCACAATGTATGCCTAATGAATATAAAAAAGACGATACATTGAATGCGTATAGAGAATTTTATATTAAAGACAAAATTGGAATTAAAAAATTAAATTATAACAAACTAAATAACACCCCAGAATGGATAAAAAAATCGTTATTGTAGGAGCAGGAGTAGCAGGGATAAACGCCGCTACTAAACTAGTAGACAATGGATATCCTGGTGAGTTAATCACTATTATAGACAAAGGTAATGACCCAATCAATCGCTTACCTGAAGAGGTAATGACAGGAATGTTAGGTGCTGGTGGTTGGTCAGATGGTAAATTAACATATCATACCTCAATTGGTGGTCAATTAGCTAAGTATTGCGGCGAAGAAAAAGCAATGGAATTGATGAAACAAGTAGTAGATAATTTTACTCGTTTCCATCCTAAACCAGATGAAATATTTATGTCTGATCCACAAGAAGAACCTGAATTTATTAAACCATACTTTGGTTTGAGAATGTTTCCTGTATGGCACATTGGATCTAATTATTTACATGAGATTGCTAAAACATGGTATCAATATTTGTTAGATAAAGGTGTTAGATTTGAATGGAATACTGAAATCACATATATTGATTTTAAAAATCCTCATGGTTATACTTTAGTAGAAGGTAAACAAGGTAAAGGAGGAGAATATACTGTGTATGGAACAACAGGAGATGAATTAATATTCGCTGTAGGTAAATCAGGTATTGATTTTGCTCAAAAATTAGCTGATGATTATAAATTACCTAATGAACCTAAATCAGTACAGATTGGTGTTCGTTTTGAAGCGCCACAAAAATACTTTCAAAAACTAATTGATGTATCTTATGATTTCAAATTATATCAAAAATTTAATAACGTTAGTTTACGTTCATTTTGTACTAATAATAATGCTGCATATGTGGCTGTTGAAGAAACTTATGGAGATGTTAGTTACAATGGTCACGCTAAAAAAGGTAAGGAATTTGAAAATCAAATGACCAACTTTGGTATTCTAATGGAAATTAAGGGTATTGAAGATCCATTTAAGTGGAGTAGAGATGTAGTACAAAAATTACAAATAGATGGAAAGGGATTATATTATAGCCCATCTAGAACTGTAAGTAAAACATCTGAGGGTACAGATGTGACAGCACATCAAATTAAATTTTTAGATGGATTTAAAGGAGCAATGGGTGAATATGCTGATTATGTTTTAAACTTTATTGATGATATGAATAAGGTATTTGAATTTGGTGATGATTGGGGTATGTATATTCCTGAAGTAAAATATTTAAGCCCTGAGCCATTAGTTAATTACCATAACTTGTCATTAACAACTTATCCAAATGTATACTTTGTAGGTGATGCTTTAAGTGCTCGTGGTATTACAGTGTCAGGTGCACATGGTATTTATGTTGCTGAAAAGTTAATTCAACACAGTCATCTTGTAGACTTAACCTCAACTAATTAATTATATTTAATAAAATAAAATAATATGGCTAAAGAAATATCAGGTGTTAAACGATTGAAATCAGTTGATGGTAGAATCGTTCACTATTTAGATGGTAAATTACATAACTGGGAAGAACCAGCTGTTGTACATCCAGATGGAAAAAAAGAATATTGGCTATTTGGTATTCAATATACTAAAGATGAGTTTATGGATCGCAAACGTGATTCAAATGGTGTACCACCAGCTAAAGATCCAAAATACGATACACGTCTCTAATTTAATATTTATACCAAACTGAACACATGAAAATAGGATTATGCGGAACAATGTCTGTAGGTAAAACAACGCTAGTTAAAGCGTTAGCTGAACTAGACTTGTTCAAAAAATATAAAATAGCTACAGAACGTAGCAAATACTTAAAAGATTTAGGTATTCCATTAAATACTGATTCAACAGTTAATGGCCAAATAGTATTCTTAGCTGAACGTGCTAGTGAACTACTCCATAAAGACATTATAACAGACCGTACAATATGGGACGTATCAGCATTTACAATGTTGGCTAAATCAATAGATAGCGGTTTTAAATCGTCATTAGTCAACACAGCTATGACATTGAAAGACCAATATGATATTGTATTTTATATTGATCCTGTTGGTACTAATATGGAAGACAATGGTGTTAGAGAGACAGATCTTGAATATAGAGCTAATGTAAATCAAGAAATTTTGCGTTTACTTACACTACATCCACCTAAAAAGATGATAGTTTTAAGTGGTTCTACTGGAGATCGTATAAATACTATATTAGACAGTATATTTTAAAATATTTATAACTATAATAAAAACAAATCATGGCAGATTTCGACTACAAAAAATTTTTAACTGAGTCAAAACTTAAAATTAAAGTTCCTGTAAAGGAAATGGCTCGTATTGCTAAAGAAAAATACAAACTAAATTCTGATTTTCCAGGCATTAGTGATAGAATTAAAGATCCTTCAAGTTTTAAGCTAGATAGAAAACAACAAGTTGTTAATTATTTTGTAGCTCAAGCGAAAGAACAAGGTATTAAACCAATGGAAGTTGAATTACTTAAGAGTGACATTGAAAAAAATGCTGCTCCAGGTGTTAACTGGTCTTTCACTCCTGATATTAGAAATCAGTTGTTAACTACAACAACACCTAAACAAGCTGCTGCTCCTGAAGATGAAGAAGGCGCGTTTTTTGGAGGTGCTGATGATGCTGAAGATTTATTTATAGGTAAAAGTAAGCTTAAAACTAAAAAAGCTCCTACAGCTACTGATGATACAGATGATGAACCATCTGAAAAAGAATTTACTAAAATTAAAGCTCCTAAAGTTACAGGTTCAAATATGAGAGCTGGTGAGTGGTTTGTTGATAATGATGATTTAATCTCTAAAATTATTAAACAATACGCTACATCAACTATGAAAACAGGTCGTGTAGTTAAGGAAGTTGAAGATGGTGGTATGTCAAGTAGTGATTTTAAATCAGCTCAATTAAAATCTAAAGAAACTGCTAAAGCAGCTTTACCAAGTTTAGTTCAACAGCTTGTAGATAAAATAGAAGAACTAAAAGAAGAAGATTATAATGCTTATGTTAAAGTATTAAATGATCTAGACAAATATAAATTTGGTGTTACTAATACTAAAGGTGTTTTAAAACAAATTCTAAAAGCATTAGGTGAAGACTCAATTCCAGCTATCGGATCTAAGAGAAAAAGTAGTGAAGAAGATGAACTTAAAAAATTAGGAATTGATGATGAACCAATTGAATTAGATGGAGAAGAAGAAATTTAAACTTATGAAAAAATACATTTTACCTATTATTTTAATTTTAATTTTGTTATGGCTAGCATTTGATAAAGTATCAAATATTGGTTTAACAGAAGAATTTAAAACAAAACAAGACAGTTTAGTACATGCTGTTGATAGTATGCAATTAGAAATTGCTAAAGATGATGCTGAAATTGATTCTTTAGATATAGTAGCTGTTGAGTTACAATACAAACTGGATCATCAAAAAGCTAAAGTAGTTAAAATTAGAGAAATTATTGAAGTAGAAAAAAATAGCATTGATGCTTATTCTGACCCAGAATTAGTAACCTCATTTAATAATCGCTACCCAGCAGATACAATTAGTAACCCATTACTAGTAGCACAACCAGTATTAGTTAGTGCAGCTAAGGATTTAGTAGAATTAGATGGTGCTAAACAAATCATAGTACTTAAAGATTCATCTATTAATACATTAGAAGAAAAAGTAACTGTTAAAGATAGTGTTATTGCTAAGTATGTTTCTAAGGAAAATACCTATAAGAACATGGTTGCTAATCAACAAACACAAATTAAAGATTGGAAATTTCAATATAATACTTTACAGTTAGAAAATACAAAACTAAAAGCAAAAAATAAGTTTACTAAAATAGGTGCTGGTTTAATCGCTGGCGGTTTAGTATATTTGATGTTAGTGAAATAAAATAAAACTAAAATGAACGAAATTGAAAGAATGCAAGAGTTAGCTAATGTTGCTAATAAAGCTGATATTAAACTTAAAAAACTTTTAAAAGTTAATAGTCACGAGTCTCTTTATAATAGTATAATTAATATACCTGCTAGTGAAGCAAATAAAGTAGCTTTAGGAATGGAATTAATTTTTAATAATTTTGATTGTGCTCCTAATGGAGGTGTAATTAGTAATGTTATAGAATATTTAAGACAAAAATCAAAATAAGCCCCGCTATAGTCTCAGTATTATAGCTCTGAACCCGACCCCGTAAGGTCGGGTTTTCTTTATATATTTATATATAAACAGTTACATGAGTGATCAACAGAATATTAAAGAGATAATTAAACAGGAGTATATTAAATGCGCAACTGATCCTGTTTATTTTATGAGAAAATATTATTGGATTCAACACCCACAACGCGGCAGAATTCAATTTAATCTATATCCATTTCAGGAAGGTGTATTACATCAATTTAAAAAGAATAAATATAGTATTGTAAATAAGTCAAGACAGTTAGGTATATCTACTCTATCTTCAGCTTATTCACTTTGGTTAATGTTATTTAATAAAGATAAAAACGTACTTTGTATCGCTACTAAGCAGGAAACTGCTAAAAACATGGTTACTAAAGTAAAATTTGCTTATGATAACTTACCAAGTTGGTTACAACTAAAAGCTATAGAAAACAATAAATTAAGTCTAAAATTAAGTAACGGGTCTCAAATTAAAGCAATTGGAGCGACAGGCGACGCAGGTAGATCTGAAGCCGTGTCATTACTGTTACTAGATGAGGCGGCGTTTATTGAAGGTATTGATGAGATTTTCGCTTCTGCTCAACAAACCTTGGCTACAGGAGGTCAATGTATTGCTATTTCAACTCCATTTGGTACAGGTAACTGGTTCCATAGAACATTTATTGGAGGTGAAGAAGGTAAAAATGGATTTGTATCTATCAAATTACCTTGGACTGTACACCCTGAACGATCTCAAAAATGGAGAGATGAACAAGATGCTATTTTAGGAGTTAGAAACGCCGCTCAAGAATGTGATTGTGACTTTACTACTTCAGGTGATACAGTAGTTGAACCTGATATTTTAAACTGGTATATTCAAACATATCAAGCTGATCCTATAGCTAAAGGTGGATTTGATGGTAATTTATGGCGTTGGGAATATCCTGACTATACAAAACAATATATGGTTATAGCTGACGTAGCTAGAGGTGATGGTAAAGACTATTCCGCATGCCATGTAATTGATATAAATGAAGCTAAACAAGTAGAAGAATATAAAGGACAAATTGGTACTCGTGACTATGGTCATTTATTAGTATCAATAGCTACTGAATGGAATAATGCTTTGTTAGTAATTGAAAACGCTAATATTGGTTGGGATACAATACAAACAGTACTAGATAGAGGATACCAAAATGTATATTACTCATCTAAATCAGATACTGCTAACATCACAATGGATAATTTTTTAAACAGAAATGATAATAACTTAGTACCTGGTTTCACTAACTCTACTAAAACAAGACCACTTGTTGTTTCAAAATTAGAAGCATATATGCGTGACAGAGCTTGTGTTATTCAATCTCGTCGACTATTAGAAGAATTAAGAACATTTGTTTGGAAACATGGTAAAGCTCAAGCTAATGATGGGTATAATGATGATCTTATAATGGCCTTTGGTATTGGTATGTTTCTACGTGACACTGCTTTAAAATTCTCTCAAACAGGTATGGATTTAACTCGTGCTTCGCTTGGAGGTATAGGAAGAATTTCGTATAATACCGGAGCAAGTAGCTTTTACTCACCGCATAATCCAACCCCTGATAATCCTTGGAAAATGGATGATGGCAGAGGCGGTATGGAAGACATCAGCTGGTTAATATAAATAAATATTTATAACATATCAATATATTATGGGATTATTTGACAATTTAAAACGGTTATTCTCTTCAGACGTCGTTATTCGTAACGTTGGTGGCGATGAATTGAGAGTAATTGACACAGATCGTATACAATCATTAGGTACTTTACAGACTAATGCGCTTGTAGATCGATTTACTAAAATTTATACCACATCTGGTGCTGGTATATATAATGTAAACAACG